GACGACACACCTGTAGCAGTGACACCAGTGGCCAAGCCTGCAGCCAGTGGACAAAACGCCCAGGACATCCTGGCCATGATCCGTAGCCGTCAAGCCAAGTAATTGACAGCAATCACACAGAGGGGGCCCCCTCTGTGTTCTTTAAAAATAATAGGTGATTCATGGGTAAACCCTTTGACGTTTCAAAATTCCGTAAAGAAATTACAAAATCAATCGATGGACTAAGCATCGGTTTTAACGATCCTACAGACTGGATTTCAACAGGCAATTATGCACTAAACTATTTGATCTCAGGCGATTTCAATCGCGGTATTCCTCTGGGCAAGGTCACAGTGTTTGCTGGTGACTCGGGCGCAGGTAAATCGTACATCTGTTCAGGCAACATTGTGAAGAACGCACAAGAGCAAGGCATCTTTGTGGTGCTGATTGACAGTGAAAACGCACTTGACGAAGACTGGCTCAAAGCCTTGGGTGTGGACACCAGCGAAAGTAAACTGCTCAAGTTGAGTATGGCCATGATTGACGATGTTGCCAAGACTATTAGTACATTCATGAGCGATTACAAAGCCCTGCCCGAAGGCGAGCGTCCCAAGGTCATGTTTGTAATTGACTCACTGGGCATGCTGTTGACTCCCACAGACGTGAACCAGTTTGATGCAGGCGAAATGAAAGGTGATCTGGGCCGTAAGCCTAAGGCACTGACAGCATTGGTTCGTAACTGTGTGAACATGTTTGGTAGTTACAATGTGGGCTTGGTTTGTACCAACCACACATACGCCAGCCAAGACATGTTTGACCCTGATGATAAAATCTCCGGCGGTCAAGGTTTCATTTACGCCAGCTCAATTGTTGTGGCCATGAAGAAGATGAAGCTGAAAGAGGATGAGGACGGCAACAAAGTGAGTGACGTCAACGGTATTCGTGCAGGCTGTAAAGTTATGAAAACCCGCTATGCCAAACCCTTTGAAGGCGTACAGGTCAAGATTCCTTACACCACAGGTATGAGTCCTTACAGTGGCCTAGTGGACTTGATTGAGAAAAAAGAAATGCTCAAGCGTGAAGGCAACAGCCTGGTGTTTACCACCAGCGAAGGCGAGATCATCAAGAAGTTCCGTAAAGCATGGGAAAAGAATGATGATGGGTGCTTGGACAAGGTCATGATTGACTTCAAGAACATCAAAACTGAGGTAAGTACAGCCGACGCAACGGAGGAATAAAATGTCAGCAGAAGTAGCAAGCGAAATTTGGGGCGAACTAAAGCGATACGTCAACGTGGTAGATCGTATAGATGCTGCCGAAAGCATTGTGTCTATCCTGATTGATCATGATCATGACGTTGAAGAAATCCGGGAAGCCTTCAAAGGTGATTCAGACATCAAGAAAGCCCTGACTGCATATTTGGACAATGACAAAGACTATGCAGAAGAAGAAGAAGAAGAAGAGTTTGATGACGAGGACAACTACAACAAAGAAGATGACTACTGATGTGGTACAGTAAAGTAGTCGCTGATCTTGGCAACATACCTGATTTCATTGCACACTTTGAGTCAGAACTCACAGATGCCAAGCGTGACTGCAAAATTGGCGGCCTGGTAGAAAAGAACATCACTGCCTTGCCGGGCATAACTGAACACAGGTTCAATCAGCTGCAAGAGATTGAAGCTGTGTTGAACTTTCTCAACATCCAACTGCGCAAGATACGTACCCGGCACTTCAAGAAGTATTTGGAAGGCTATGCTCGTGCGCTCACAGCACGTGATGCTGAAAAGTATGTGGACGGTGAAGAAGAAGTTGTGGACTTTGAAACCATCATCAACGAAGTGGCATTACTACGCAATCGTTGGCTGGGCATCATGAAGGGCTTGGATACCAAGCAGTGGCAAATGGGTCACGTGGTGCGACTGCGCACAGCAGGTATGGAAGATATCACAGTTTAATAAACTAAATACATTATGACACAAAAAGACCCTTTAAACAACTACATAGACAATCCAGACAAAGGAGCACACGACTCTGCTGCTTGGGCCCAAAAATGGACTAAAGAAAGATACACTGCTAAAAAACGAGCCAATTTTGAGACAGTTGACGCTTATTTGTCGCAGCCTGTTGGCAAGCTATTGGACATTGGTTGCGGATTTGCCCACGAATCTCGCAGTTTTGCAGAAAAGTACGGTACAGAGTTGTGGTTACTGGATGGTGATCAACAACAAAATAGTAACAAACCTGAGTCTGCTTCTTATGGCAATTGGAACACAACGTCAGATAACTTGTATTTTTATCATACTTTTGACTTTTTAAATGCCAAACTGCAAGAATTAGGCACAAAAAATTATCACTTGATCGATACCAACAACATCAATATTGATGAAAATATAAAATTTGATTTGATCACATCTTGGCTCAGCTGTGGACATCACTATCCTGTAAAGACATATATTGACTTGATGAAAAAACACTCACACAAAGACACACGTATTATATTGGATCTCAGAACCAAAGGAACGCCTACTAACTTTATAGGCGTAGATGGGTTTGAAATTGTTGACATAGTGTCAAGTCAGGGCAACAAACGTAGTACTGTGGAAATAAAACTGACTTGAAATGACTGATCGAGAACGCTGGCAACGAGATTTAGCAGAAATGGAATTCTTCTTGCTGATATTTTTCATTGCAGCTTGGACAGCTTTTTGGTGGTGCGTTGATCACATCGGTTAAATACCCGCATGAAAATTGTAATTGTTACAGGTGGGTTTGATCCACTGCATTCTGGGCACATAGCCTATTTCGAAGCTGCCCGGGCCTTGGGCGATAGACTTGTGGTTGGTATCAACAGCGATGCTTGGCTCACACGCAAAAAAGGTCGACCATTCATGCCTGCCACGGAACGTCGAGCCATCATTGAAAACTTACGCATGGTAGATCGTGTGATTGAGTTCAATGATGATGACAACACTGCTATAGATGCTATACGTGTTGCTCGTACATACTATACTGTGCCCAGAACCAAGTTTATCTTTGCCAATGGCGGAGACCGTACTGCCGACAATATACCTGAAATGGTGTTTGATGATGTGGACTTTCGCTTTGGTGTAGGTGGCGAGCACAAAATGAATTCAAGTTCGTGGATACTGACAGAATGGAAAACACCTCGAACTGATCGTGCCTGGGGCTACTATCGTGTGTTGCACGAAGTAGGTGCCAACACCAAACTCAAAGAACTCACTGTGATGCCTAAAACCTGCTTGAGCATGCAACGACATGACAGCCGTGCAGAGTTTTGGTTTGTGGCCGAAGGTGACGCCACAGTGTATACCTTGGATGAGGCATCAACTGATCAAGAAGTCAAGTGTCAACTGACCATGCATGAGCATACATTTATCAAAGTCAACGAATGGCATCAGTTGTGCAACGAAACTGATCAACCTTTGAAGTTGATTGAAATACAATACGGTGAACGCTGTGTTGAAGATGACATAGAACGTAAAAAATGAAACCAATTCCTGTGTTTGTGGGATACGATCCTAGAGAAGCCATTGCATATCACACATGTGTGAATTCGATTATCAGACATGCCAGTCAGCCGGTGGCAATTATTCCTGTGGCACTGAACTTGTTCAAGGACTACGACGAAACACACACTGATGGCAGCAATCAGTTTATCTACAGTCGCTTTCTTGTGCCACATTTAATGGACTACTCAGGTTGGGCCATATTCATTGACGGTGACATGATCTTGCGTGACGACATTGTAAAACTGTGGGAGTTGCAAAATCTTGCCAAAGACGTCATGGTGGTCAAACACGATTATAAAACACGCATGACTGAAAAATATCTTGGCAGCCGGAACGAAGACTATCCACGCAAAAACTGGTCAAGTGTGATCTTATGGAACTGCAACAGTTTCCCCAATCGTAAACTAACTCCTGAGTTTGTGCAAAAGTCAACAGGTGCAGAACTGCATAGGTTTACCTGGTTGGACGATGAGCGTATTGGTGAACTGCCCCCGGAGTGGAACTGGTTGGATGTTGAATACAACCACAACCCCAATGCCAAACTGGTACACTACACCTTGGGTACACCTTGCTTTCATGAGTTTGCTGATGCAGGCGATTTTGCAGAAGACTGGCACAAGGAAAGACTATTAACTGACTACTGTCAGCAAAGAACATAACATGGAACAAGAACAAACCCCACTGCCTGAACAAGAACTAGATTTAGGGTTACCAGAACTAGAACAAGAACAAGAACAAGAACTTGCACCATTGCCTCAACATGAACTGGACATGGTGCCACCAGAACTGACAGAATTGTTTAGAGATTTGATCAAATATCGTGTGGACCCAGCAGGCGAATATTATGGGTTGAGCTTAGAAGCACTGACTGAAAAAATACGAGCCTTAGACAATCAGACTGTACATGCCATAGACAGTGAATATAGATATGAAAGGAAAGGTCACATGTATGATCCTATTTTGCAAAGTTTTGTTCAAGGCTGCGGCGGGCAAATTAGCACCTGGGCCAAGAGCCAAAGTGCAACGGTTCCAGCAGTGTTGCGTGGCATAACCAAACGCAAAGAAATGAACACATGTCGTGAAGCAGGACGAGATTTTTATTACATTGACACTGGATATTTTGGCAACGGCAAGAAAAAGCTCTATCACCGTATCACACGCAATGACGTTCAAAACGTTGGGCCGGTTATATCTCGACCTAGAGACAGGCTGGCGGCCACTGGCTGGCAACCCAAGAAATTCACTCGCGGCAGTAAAATTTTGTTGGCACCTCCCAGCCAGAAGCTGCTGAATCTCTATGACATCAATTTGGACACCTGGCTAGAATCAGTACAAGCAGAAATCAATGCCCACACTGATCGAGAAGTTGTTGTGAGACGCAAACAAAGTCGCAGTGTGCGTGTAAATCAAGACACTATGGAAATGGCTCTGAGCGATGACATACATTGTTTGATAACATTTTCAAGCATTGCTGCCACCGAAGCATTGTTGTTTGGTAAACCAGCCATAACACTAGGGCCTAATGCTGCTCAAAGTTTGTGCAGTCGATCAGTGTCAGCCATTGAAAATCTCAACATACCCACCATGGACGAAGTTGAAGAATGGGCAGCGCATTTGGCCTATTGTCAGTTCACTGAACAAGACATGAGAAATGGCACTGCCTGGAGAATACTGAATGACCACTGACTGCACAGTTTACGTAAGCAGTGTGGCCAATCCACGAAAGCATCCACGTAAAATTTCTTGTTTGGAAAATTTTGCACAGGGTGTGGCGGCTACAGGCGACACTGTGATCACAGAATGGGACACGCAGTATAGGCCCAGTCGATTGGCTGTGATACTGGGATGGGCCACCACCAACACCGGCGGACCCAACATAACCTTACGCAAACAAATTATTGCCGAACAACAAAGCAGAGGCTGGCACACTTTGTGCATTGATGCTTCATGTTGGAAATATCTTGACAATGCTGGCACCTATCTAAGATACAGTTTGAATGGTCCATTTTATGATCGTGCTGAATATGCCAATGCCAACAGCACAGCGCACAAATGGCAAGAAATCAGTGCCGCAGTGGGAGTAGGTATGATGCCGTACAACAGTGCAAAAAACGGCCATGTGTTGATTTGCATGCAACGTGATGGCGGCTTTGCAATGAAAAGTCTGCAGCCCATGGCATGGCTGGCAGAAAAAATCTCACAGATTCGTCAAGTGTCCAACAGAACAATCTACATAAGACCACATCCAGGGGACTATCGAGCTGGAGATTTTGATCCATTTCGCCGTACCAAATATTTTCAAAAAATGAATGTGCATGTGCTAGACTGTGTGAACACATCATTGTTGAACAATCTTTCAGGAGCTCACAGTGCTGTATTTTTCAACAGCAGCGCCAGCGTGGCTGCGGTGTTACAAGGTATTCCTGTGTTTGTGGATGACCAAAGTTGTGTGAGTTGGCAAGTGGCCAATCATGACATCAACAACATAGAAAATCCCAAACAGTTTGAACGCGAGCAGTGGTTGTATGATTTGTCTTCAGCACACTGGAGTGACGAAGACGGCCGCACTGGTAGAATCTACCAGAAATTCTTGCCGTTTATAAAAAAATAATTAGGGTTTTTTGACCAAGACCACGTCGTAATTGTGACCCACCACATGCGACCATTTGTGACGTTCATCTACCACGCTTACAGTTTCTTTGGCAATTGACACCTGCATGTGAGTCAGCAGTTGTTGTCTCCACCAGTCAGGATGCTGCACAATGAGATGACAATTGCGCCCATCAGGCAAGAACTTTTTGGCTGGATAACAAGCAATACGAAAACAAGCCCCCATCTGCATGACTGAATTTATTTTGATCAGCGTTTCTGTCAGGTGCTGAGGTTCTATGTGTTCTATGGCATCTGTGCTGATCACAGCATCCACCAACTGCCCAGTCCAGTGTTGATATTCAGGCACACCTGGATCATACCCAGTGGTTTTTATGTCAGGATGTTCTTGATTGATCACTGACATCAGTCCACCTTGGCTGCAACCAAAATCCAACACAGTGGCTGGCCGGTAAGTGCGTAGAAAATCTTTTACTATGCCATAGGTTTTTCGACCTCGATCAAAACGATTTTGACCATGCAATTCGCGAAGTTGTAATTGGTATGCTGGATCTATCATGACCATCCCAATATCACATCGGCTCTGACACGACCCAGTTCTTTGGCTCCCCAGGATATCAACGTGGCTATGGCTCGGTCATAAAACACATGACCCACATCCTTGTGTTTTTTGTCCTCTACCACCATGATGGGACGGTCTCTGGTTAGTGTTTGCTTGCCGCCTTGGATGATTTGATATTCGTACCCTTCACAGTCAATTTTTATATAGTCCACTTTGGGACGATCGATGGTTTCCATGTATTCATCCAGGGTCATCATTTGTATTTGTCCTTGCCCCATGGTTTGTGTGTTCACATGACTGTGACCTGAATTGTCTTTCTCAATTACCATGTCAATCCAAGAGCTTTCGGCTCCCAACGCACAATTGACCACCGTGAGATTTTTGTCGGGTACATTGCGGGTCAAGCATTCGCGAAACTGTTTGACAGGCTCCACAGCTACCACTGTGTCAAACTCTTTGCACAAGTCCCGTGACCATAAACCAACGTTGGCACCAATATCCAATGCCAGTCCTTGTTGTTTGCAAAACTTCATACTCAGCTGCCTCACAGCCACTTGATACTCAGGGGGAAGCCCTTTGCTGACACTTTTTTCTAACATTTTTGGGAAATGAGTTTCTCCATCTGGAAACCACCATTCGTGACTTTGATACATATTGTTCCTTAAAGAATTTTTATTTCTTGCCTATTTATTGATCTATTTTGCCCGGCATCAGCTCTTCGGTTTGTTTCAATATCTTTAGAGCAGTGCCGTTTTTTAACTCGTCAATGTGAAACTGTCCATAGGCTAGATGATGTGCCCAGGCCAGTCTGGCGTCGTGGTCGGGAAACCAAGGGTCGTCTATGCGATCAAGACTGACATTGGCCATGGGACGAGCAGCATTGCACGGAGCCAACACAAACACAGGCACGCCGGCAATCACACTTTCGGTGGCAGCTATGGAATTGAATGTGACCACAGCATGCACATCTTGCAAAGCATGTTCCACTGTGTTGGTTTTACGACTAGTACGACTGCGAGCACGATCACGAATTTCTATGGGTCTATCAGTAAATGTCTTGATGGTATCTGTGGCTTGTTGCAGCCATGCAGCCAATTCAATGCCGTAAAACACACAGGGTTTTTCATCTGGTGCCACAATTAGAATCTTGCTGCCACGACGTCGGGCATGTAGTTCAATACCCAGTCGATTCCAACGATCACTGGGTCTGGGCAGCACAGTGTTGTGTTGTAGGTCATTGTCCACTATGCGATGCCAGTGTTTCCAACCGTGCGGATTTCGATAACTGGGACGATTGCCCAGATAACCAGAATCCATGTATCTGAATCTGCGACTGTCTTGCCAACACTGTTTGATGATCTTGTGTTTCATGATGCCACGCAACACCAAAGGATCCTTGCTAGATTCGTACTGCCAGGTTTCCAACTCAGTGGGCTGTGTGCCGGCACCTTGAGCCAACAAATCCATGTACTCATCCTCGCCTTTTTTGCTGAGATATATCCAGTTGGTCATTTGATGTTGCGCCAGTAACTTTCAGACCTGGGAGTTTTAAAATCTTTGGCCCAACTTTGCCCACTGGTTTTTCTTGCACCTTTGAGATGATCCAGCCAACGCCCCCATTCGCAGTTGACCAAAGGATGGCCTTCGCCAGTGATCATGTGTCCGGTCCAGTCTAATTCTTTCAACGTACATTGTTTTCTTACAGCATCAAACACAAAACTGTCATGCCATTCAATCAATGTAAAAATTCCTGTTTCGGCTTGATCATACATGCGTTGAAATTTTTGTAAAAAATCTTGTGTGGCAGGCGACCGCAAGTTCATGCCGTACAGTCCACATTCGCTGAATTTGTTCGCACGACCCAAAAAACACAAATCACGATCCGCGGGCAACATACGGTCAAGATCTTGTTCGGTTATGGCAGTATGACACACCATGTCAGCATCCATCCATATCAACCAATCTGCATTAGTCTTTTTGGCAGCGGCCATGATGCTGTAAACTTTGTGACTGAATCTTATGGCATGCCATTTGAATGGTTTGTGTGCATCACGGCGTTTGGGATCTGGACTTTGTCCATTGGCCCTGGGATCCAGATGATAACGTTGTTTGAATGCCACCAATTCAGGACTGGCAGTGTGCAAATCAATTACCTGCAGGTTGCTGGCTTGAGTTGGTACTGCGCAATCTTCAGCATACACCAACAGTTCAACTGTGTTGGGCCAGGCGTCCAAAAAAGTTCGAATCATTCGCCGACCATAAGTCTTGTAACCTTCGGCGTTGAAAGTGGTAACTACAGTGTATTTCATAAGCGTATTTACAGTGATCAAAAGCATAGCCTATTTTCCTGCCCAGTGTGCATTGAACAGCAAGCCAGTGATGAGTGCATTCTTGGATTGCTGTCAAGCCGCGGGTATACAAACACAAGAGAATTCAATGACTGCTGATGCCGCGGTGATTTGGTCAGTGTTATGGCATGGTCGAATGCGGCCCAATCAAGGGGTATACGAGCACTATCGCAGTCAGAACAAACCTGTGATTGTGATAGATATTGGTGCGTTGTATCGTGGACAAACTTGGAAATTGGCAATTAATCACATTACCAGAGATGGATATTACGGACATGAGCACAATTTAGATCTGGGACGGCCCAAGCAGTTGCAAATAAGTTTGGCCACTCAAGTCAATCCACGACCAGAAATCATCATTGCCGCACAACACAAGAACAGCCTGCAAGTTGCTGGCATAGGCAGCATGGAAGAGTGGGTGCTGATGCAGATTCAACAACTACGCAACTCAACTGATCGTCCCATATGCATACGAGCACATCCACGAAGCCCACTGCGCATGCCATACATGCCTGCAGGAACCACAATGGAAGTTGCTAGACCCGTGGCCAACACTTATGACAGTTTTGACATGCACTTCAACTGTCATGCTGTGGTAAATCACAACTCAGGACCAGGCATACAAGCAGGCATTGCAGGATGTAGGCCCATTGTGGCACACAGCAGCCTGGCATATCCTGTGGCAGTGGGTATGCCTGACATTGAACAACCTTACAATATAGATAGAGAACTATGGCTAGCAAAGATATGCCATACTGAATACACTGTGGAAGAACTAAGAGAAGGACTATGGCTAAAAAGAATCGAGCCCGCACTGTTGACAGCATAACTGATTGTGCTTGTGTGATACACGGCACAGGATACGATTGGCAATATGTGGAAAAACTCTACAACATGCTGAGCCGTAATTTGCCCAACGGCATACGTTTTCATGTGTACACTGAAGCCACAAGACCTGTGCCCGATCACATGATAAAACATGCACTGCAAGAATGGCCAGGCATTGCAGGACCCAAACGCGAGTGGTGGTACAAGATGCAGTTGTTCAATCCTGAGCACTATTCGGGCAATTTGTTGTACATGGACTTGGACGTGGTCATTATTGATGATGTGTCTTGGATTCCGTGCTTGCACACTGATTATTTTTGGACCATAAAAGACTTTAGATATCTACAGAAATCAGCATTCACAGGAATGAACAGCAGTATAATGTGGTGGAACACTAAAAATTTTGAACACATATGGCAAGATTTTTGCAAGATACCCATTGACAATGTTGTGCGCCAATACCAAGGTGATCAGGATTACTTAGGTGTTGTGATTGATCACAATCGGCGTAGATATTTTGAAACACCGCGTGTGCAAAGTTGGCGCTGGGAAGTGGCCGACGGTGGCTACAATTTCCAACAACGAAAAGCCATCAACCCAGGCAGTGGTGCCAAGCTCAACAGCCAAGCCAGTGTGTTGGTATTCCACGGCCGTCCCAAGCCGCATGAAATAAATGATCCTGTGATACAAAACTTTTGGCGGTAATACTTTTGTAGTACTTGACCAGAAAATCCCATTCTGCTATACTAGTGGCATACAAAGCAAAAAGGAACCAGCAATGGGATATCGTGTAGTCGACACCATAGACGTCATGCGCAACAAATACAGTGCTCGTGCAGGACTGGAAGGCCCGTTCAACTTCTCAGGCCGTGTGTTGTATTATGACAACAAGGCAGGCCAGTACTACGATCCTACTACTGACTTCTATGTGGAGCAGGCAGAAATGGACGAAATAAATACCCGTTTCTTTGAACAGTTCAAAAAGTAATACTTTTGTAGTACTTGACCAATAATTCCCAAAATGCTATAATAATGGCATACAAAGCAAAAAGGAGTCAGCAATGCAGATCACCACAGCAATCAAACAAATACAAAAAGAAGCAGAGTTCCAGGGCATGGGCCTGTTGGAAACACTGCAAGACATCAAACAACATGGTCGCATGATGTACAGTGAGCGCACAATGGAAGCGTTTGTTGTTTTTATGCAACAAGGGCAAGAACTGTTTGCCCCGGTTGACCAATAATCCGTCTTTTGCTATAATAGACACATAAACAGTAAACAACCGCATTTCAAAGGAGCCAACAATGAGTGCAATTCGAGTTATCAAAGGTGTGTATCGCAACAAACCCGTTCGCAATATCGCTTTCAATCTTGTGTCAGGCTTTCAATCTGGCGCCAAAGGCAATTTCGTGACAGTAGAAAACAACGGTGCATTTCCCAATTGCCCCGACACAATCCGTATCAAAGTCAACAACATTAGCGACATCGAGTATGTCAATGGAGATGCAGTGAGCAAAGAAAATACAGTGGCATTCGTTGCCCCCCAAGCAGAAGCAGAGACAGAAGAACAAATTATGACACGTATTCGTGAGCGTTTTGACATCCTGCATGAGATGACAAAGGCCTGTGTCAACGGTGACATCCGTGCCATGATTGTGTCAGGTCCTCCCGGAGTTGGCAAATCTTTTGGCGTGGAACAAGAGATCGAAAAAGCCACATTGTTTGACAAATTGGCAGGCAAGCGCCTCCGTGCCGAAGTTGTCAAAGGTAGTGCAACACCCATTGGCTTGTACCAAACCCTGTACAAATACTCAGACGACAACTGTGTGTTGGTGTTTGATGACTGTGACAGCATTTTGCTTGACGACGTGGCCTTGAACTTGCTGAAGGGTGCATTGGACTCCGGCAAGAAGCGTACCATTTCATGGTTGAGTGAGTCCAGTGCTCTGCGCCGCGAAGGCATTCCAGATCGTTTCGAGTTCAAAGGTAGTGTAATTTTTATTACCAACTTGAAGTTTGATGGCATGAAGTCGCAAAAATTGCGTGATCATTTGGATGCATTGCAATCACGCTGCCACTACTTGGACTTGACACTTGACACCATGCGTGACAAAGTGTTGCGTATCAAGCAGATTGCCAAGGACGGTGTGTTGTTCCAAGAGTATGACTTTGAACCCTGTGTGCAAGACGAGATTGTTGAGTTCATGGAAGCAAACCAAAATCGCCTGCGTGAGATGAGCTTGCGTATGGCATTGAAGATCGCAGACTTGCGCAAGAGCTTTGAAGGCAACTGGAAGCGCATGGCTGAGACTACATGCATGAAGAGTGCCTGACATGGCTTGGCTTATTGTGCTACTGTTAATATTTTTAGGGCACATTGGCTTTGCATTCTTATTAGCATTTCTTATTTTGTTACTTGATTGAGTTTTACCCCGGGGATTGGTTGGCTCCGCCCCGGGTTTTTACACAGGGACTTCGGTCCCTGTTTTTTTGACTTTTGTTTTGCAAGAGTATATACTGTGCTATGTCTCAACACCTTGTAATCAAATTAGGCCATGATCTTGAACTACGTTTCCAAATAAGAGACACACCCTTGGCTGAGTTGTGGGTTGAACGCATGAGCATGCGGCATGCTTGGCCCATGGACAATCCAGATAGGTTTTACGGATTTGGCACTGCCCAACAAGAACAACAACGTGCAGTTGACATGATTCAACGATGCATTGTCACAATTAATGCACATGATCCAATTATTGATCGAGAGTTTGAATACACACAAGATGGTCTCAATTATTTGCACAATATATTTGAACGCTATCACGGTCTACTAGATCAACAAACATCTGAATATTGGCACTCAGCACCCAACACAGTTAGACAAGCATTGGCCAATTTAAATTTAGCAGTACACAGATGCGAAGCAGCTATGGCTGCACCTTGCCCAAGATTCGTTTGCACCTGGTTTGGCATGCCCAAGACCAAACAGTTAGATGTTGAAACAATACAAACACATGGCGAACTACAAATCAAATTTGGTACAGTGTATCTCAACTACTGTGAGATTGGCAAGACTGTGGAAGACCTTGCACACGACAATGATATATACATAGGAGATGATGCATTCCGGCCATTTGGTCACTACAGTGCAGATTTCAATGTGGCATTTTATAATCAAGACTTAAATCAAAAACTGTCCGGCATGCAACAATACATTGAGCAACACCAAGAGTTTTTTCTTGCTCACAGCATTGAAAGTGTGTATAATGTAAAAGCGCAACCGTTGAGATTTCCTGTGGCAGATTTAGAATACACCGGAACTCAACAAGAACTAATCTCTCAAATAAGGTCACAACAACTTGTGCGTGAAGTAAAAATATTTTGAAACAAGCAACTATTGTTATTAAAGACGAAGTAAACATCAAGATTGAAGGCCTGGACTTGGATGCTCGCAAGGCCTTGGTCACAGCATTCAAATATGAAAACCCTGCGGCACGTTATTTGCCAGCGGTGAGATTGGGACGTTGGGATGGCAAGGTAGCATACTTTCAACTTGGTGGCAGCACCTATGTGAACCTGTTGCCAGAGATCATGCCCATATTGGAACGGCTCAATTACGATATTGAACTGGATGATCAGCGTGACTACTCAAATACATTCAACTTTGAGCAGGTGAGTGAAACAAGTTTTGAACATGTGAAATGGCCCAAAGCACACCCGGCAGCAGGTGAACCCATCACCCTACGCGACTATCAAGTAGAGATCATCAACAACTTCTTGGCCAATCCACAGTGCATACAGGAAGTGGCCACAGGCGCAGGCAAGACCATAATGACAGCGGCCCTGAGCAATGCCGTTGCTCCTTATGGACGCAGTATTGTTATTGTGCCCAACAAGAGTCTTGTGACACAGACCGAAGCAGACTACATCAACATGCAACAAGATGTTGGTGTGTACTTTGGTGACAGAAAAGAATACGGACGTCAGCACACCATATGCACATGGCAAAGCCTAAACAACCTGTTGAAGAACACCAAGGCAGGTGTAGGCGACTGCACCATAGGTGAGTTTTTGGAAGATGTGGTGTGTGTTATTGTGGACGAAGTACACATGGCCAAAGCAGATGCACTCAAAACCTTGTTAACAGGCGTCATGGCTACAGTGCCAATTCGCTGGGGTCTGACAGGAACAGTGCCCAAAGAAAAATTTGAAAGCCAGGCCTTGCTGGTCAGTTTAGGTCCGGTGATTGGACGACTCAGTGCCAGCGAGCTGCAACAACAAGGTGTGTTGGCCAACTGCCATGTGAACATTGTGCAATTGATCGACCATGTGGAGTACAAGGACTACCAAAGCGAACTCAAATATCTCTTGGAAGAATCAGGGCGCTTGGACACCATGGCTAACCTTGTGCGGCAAGTAAACGAAACAGGTAATACTCTGGTGCTGGTAGATCGCACCGAGTGTGGTAGGCAACTGGTTGCAAGACTGGGAGACAAGGCTGTGTTTGTTTCGGGCGCAACCAAAGGCACAAAGAGACAAGCAGAGTATGATGAGGTAGCAGATGCAGTTGATAAAATCATTGTGGCAACTTATGGTGTTGCTGCCGTTGGTATTAATATTCCTAGGATTTTTAATCTTGTGCTTGTTGAACCTGGTAAGAGTTTTGTGCGTGTCATTCAGTCAATCGGTCGTGGCATACGCAAAGCAGAAGACAAAGACCACGTACAAATCTGGGACATAACATCAACTTGTAAATTTGCCAAGCGCCATTTGACCAAGCGCAAACAGTTCTACAAGGAAGCCAACTATCCCTTTACACAAGAGAAACTGGAATGGATGCAAATAAAATAAAAATAGCTGTGTGTGGTGATAGTTTTTGCACAGCCTGCACTGAAGATTTGGTCAAAACAGGCACAGGAAATCGTGCTCACTTTAGTCAAATTTTAGAAGATGTATATGACTATGAAGTATTGCACCTAGCACACGGCGGGTTCAGCAACATTGCTATTGCGTTTCAAATACAAGAAGCTGTGAATCAACAAGTGGATGTGATTGTGTACAATCAAACATGGTCTGGCAGATTTGAAATGATAAGGACAGGATTTGATGACCGCCGCGGTTTGAAAAATTTTTGTTATCATAATTTACACCATCCATCCACACACAGCGACTTGGTAGGAAATCAAAGCTCTCCGGTGTTGTCTACTGTGTGGCAAGGGGCAGAACAAAATGCTATGTTAAGTTCTGAACAAGTGCTGGCATTGAAATTGCGTATCAAACACATGTTTGATGAAGGACTGCAACAGATTATTGATGGATGGTTGCTGGACTACTGGCACAAACGCTCAATAGAGCACGGAATCTTGCCAATAAAATTCAATGACGAAGCAATAGGTGCAGTGGCCTATGAATTCAGTGATGCCAACACCAACTACGATACTCCATTTCACACAGATCGAGCTACACAAGAAATTGTTGCTGCCAACATTGATCGATACATCAAGGACAACTGCAATGGGCACCATATTTAAAGAAATAAAAAACTTTGTCAAACCAACTTCGGGTGTGTTTGTAGAAATCGGTTCAGAACGCGGCGAAGGCAGCACACTTGAATTGAGCAGGCTGGCCAAGTTGCATGGTACCAAGTTGATCAGTGTGGACATTTCTGACTCAGCAAAAAACAGATATCAAACACAATTGCCTGATGTGAAATTTGTTGTGGCTCCGGGCAGTGCATGGGCTCGAGAGTTTGGCAGCATGCCCACAGATATTGCATGTTTGTATCTAGACAACTTTGATTATATCTGGGACATAAATGACATACGTCCAGCCATACAAAGGCAAATGGAAGAATACAACAGTCGTGGACAAGTGATGAGCAACCAGGCCTGTCAAACAGAACACATGGCACAGATCCTTGCACTGCGTGGTTGTTTGAATCGGCATAGCACAATAGTCATGGATGACACTTACTGCATCAACGATTGCTGGATTGGCAAATGCGGACCTGTTGTGGTTTACTTAAAAGCACAAGGCTGGCAAGTGGTACATCAAACACTAGATTGCGGTGTGATCATGCAATATATTTGACAAAAACATCAAGCACCTGTATAATAAACATATGAGAATACTAACCCTAGACAATATTCATTACGACCTAGATCATTTGCCCGAAGAAGTAGATGACATGCGATTTGCCATCTTAGACAACTCAAACCCGCAAGAACCCGATTACCATTTTATCCCACTAATCTTTTTAGAAAGCTTCAATGCACCTGCCTTGGTGCTACGCATTGGTGAAAACACCATCAAGATGCCCATGGACTGGCAAATACTCATAGGCGAACCAGAAGTAGGTGACTTGGAAGTGCTGCCACTTACATCAATCAACGACCGTGGATTTAGAGTGTTTCAGTTCAATCCACTCACAAGTTTTCGCCCCAGTTTCCCGGACATTGAAATCTTGGATGTGTATCATGAAGTATCGTGGTATGCACCCAAGCTAAAGAATGGGCAGTTACTTGCTGTACCATTGAATGATGATCCTGATCCAGACTGTGTGTACTTTGTGAAAGACATCAGTCGCAACTGCGAGATAGTAGACTACAACAAAAGTTGGTAACATGGCATACACTGAACCCCAGATATTTGAAATCGTCAATCGCTTGGCCAAGATTTACTTGGAAAGTTACCCAGAAGATCAGGCGGGCCTGGAAAGATTCCTACGCTGGGCGCACACTCAATATGGCTACAAGTATGGGAACTCTTAAACCCGGCGCCACCTACATCTACGAGCGCAATGGCAACGAAGTGTATGCTCGTGAATCAGGTGCTGATCCCAGTACCAGACAACTCATGGGTTACAGTTACGATCCTGTGACGGGACACCAAATTGATTATACCAAACAAACATCAACCGGAGATAGCTTGTTTGACCGTCTGCAAGAAGATAAAATGTGGGGTGAAATCCGACGCCTGGCCAAGACCAACCCTACTTTACAAGATGCGGTAGACCGTGTTATAATGATATACAAGTTGATCAAGATAGACAAATGAAACAAAATATTAATCCTTACGATCCTGTACAATTTAAAAAAGAATTTGAATCTACAGATATATGCCGTAATGTCTCCGAAGATTTTGATAATTTATGGTGGGATCAACAATTTATTAAATCTTTTGACAGCATTACTCCTAGACAAATGGCATCTGGTACCAATGCAGGATTTTCCATGACACCATTTTATTATTTGAGATCTTTGTTGGAAAAAAATCCAAATTCAATATATGATTTAGGCTGCGGGGCCAACTTGTTTAAAAAATATATTCCTAACATTATTGGAGTTGACAAGAGCTATAGCCATACTAGACCTGCGCTGGCCAAGCCTGATTGGCCTGGTTGGAGAGTTTATCCTGATATAGAAGAGTTAGTTGATAAAGAATATGTTAGAAATCATCAGATTTTTTTTGAATCAGTGTTTTCAATCAACTCTTTGCATTTTAGACCATTGACTGACCTTCGTTTGGTATACGAAGAATTTATTAGTATGGTAGCGCCCGGTGGTCGAGGATTTCTTTCTATAAACATACAACGCATGATTGACCATGAGAGTATTTCAAGACCTAGTGTACATCTAATAGATTACGAATCGTACGTAAGATCGCAGCTAGATAATTTGCCTTGCAAATACTTAATTTTTGATGTGAATTTAGATATCTTGGATAACTGGTTGGATGGAAATGTTAGACTGGTATTTGAACGATGAGCGACAAACTAAATATTGCTAACGAGATGCGACAATTGGATCGCAAGAACAGAAACTTCTATCGTGATCTCACGGAAGAGGAACGCAAGAAGTTTTCAAACTATCTCATGATTCGTTGGGCCAGCTGTGTAGAAGGCTCCAAGGAGATGCAAGAGTTTTATTTGATCTCCACCAACGAGCGATTGAACAAACACTTCTTCAACATCAACCGACACCCTGAACTGCAATGGTTGTGTGCTACTACAGTGAGTCCAGACATGGGCACACCCAGACACAACTGGATCTCGCCCAAGAAGAAAGAAACAGGCGCAGGGGCAAGTGCCGTTAAAAAACAACTGGCAGAGTTGTTTCCCACATACAAAGAAGATGAAATAGCCATGCTGGCCTCAATGACCACAAAAAAAGAACTTGATCAATACATCCGAGACCATGGCCGAGACACTAAGTGAACTAACCTGCGGCTACTGCAAGAAAACATTCAGACGTGCAGAAAGTCTTGTGGTTCACATGTGCGAACCCAAGCGCCGCAGATCAGAACGGTCGGAACGTGGAGTTGAACTGGGTTTTCAATCCTACTTGAGATTCTATGAGATTGCGCAAGGGTCAGCCAGGCTCAAAACATTTGATGACTTTGCAGACTCACCATACTACCGGGCCTTTGTTAAGTTTGGCAGATACTGTGTGGGCACAAAAGCAATCAATCCCAGACAGTTCACAGAGTGGTTGTTGAAACACAACAAAAAGATTGACAACTGGGGCTCAGACAAAATCTACACTGAGTATTTGCTGGACTATTTGAAAGTTGAAGCAGTGGCAGACGCCTTGGCGCGAGCAGTGGAGTTTGGCATAGACTGGAGTGGGACTCACTCAGCACCGCCACATGATTGTTTGCGTTATGGCAGCACTCACGCTATGTGCTATGCTGTCACAACAGGACGCATCAGTCCCTGGGTGATATACAACTGTGAGTCGGGGCAAAAGTTCCTGAGCGAACTCACAGCAGACCAAGTATCAATGATATGGCCCTACATAGATTCAGACATATGGCAAAAGAAATTCTCAGATTATGCTGCCGATGCTGAGTACGCTAAAGAAATATTGAAACAAGCAGGATGGTAACATGATAGGTAACATCAGTCAAACTGGCAAGTACATAGCAGTCACCGGCGGTGCTGGTAGTAACTATGTCAACAACAGTAATTACATGGGTGTTGGACAATTACAATACAACACCAGCAATCAACGACTGGAAATATACAACGGCACCAGTTGGCAACCACTTAATCTAGGTCAATATTACGTTGGTCTCAATCCATATGCCGAAGACGCTATTGATTGGGTACACAAAAGAATGGCAGAAGAAAAGGAAGCACGAGCCATGGCTGAACAGTATCCTGCTGTGGCCGATGCCTTGGGTGCTGTGCGTGAGGCTGAAGAGCAATTGAAAACTGTTGTGGCGCTGTGTAGAATATGAGTGCAGACATTGACATCGACGTTCCGGATCGTGCTAAAATATTAGCACTGATCCAGCACACACCTGCTAGACAGGTTGTGGATGGGCGACCACGCCGGCACAATTCGGGCATCTATGTCACAGACATTCCGCAAGATCCAGAACATGGCTGTGCTGCCATTGACTATGAGTCAGCAGAACAGCGTGGCTACTTTAAAATTGACTTGTTGAACATGAGTGTGTATCAGTTGATCCAGGATCCTGCACACTACGATGCCATGTTGTCAGCAACACCTCCATGGTCTCGACTATGGACAGACAGACCCTGGGCCTCTCAGTTGGTTCACGTGGGCAACTACGTGGATTTGATGGTGGCTATGCAACCTGACTCGATACCCAGGATGGCTGCTTTTATTTCAATTATTAGACCGGGCAAAGCACACTTGCAACGCAAGCCCTGGGATCAAGTGTTTGCTGAGGTTTGGGATGGAGATGAATCGCGTGGGTATACGTTTAAAAAGTCACACGCTGTGAGCTATGCGGCCCTAGTGGTCTTGCACATGAATTTAATCAATACGACGAACCAGGGTAATTGATTTGCGTTTGCTCTTTTTGCGAGCAATGTCTATTAGGCTGCACACAGGGCCATGCAAGATCTCAAGGTCTTTGTTGCTGAATGTGCGCAGAGTAAAACGAAATCGATCCCAGTCTCCACGCAGGAATATGTTGATGGGTATACTCCTGTTGCTTTCCCACCACCAAGTGTTGGCCAGTTCCAAGAACTCTAGTTTATCTTGTTGTGTAAGCACAGCACCAAAGTCGTAGATGGTTGTGACAGCATCGTCCCGGTTCTGAACTATGCCGATATACTCGTTGCTGGCATAAACGCAGAGAGTTATAAAGGGATATTTTTCCGCCAGTTTTTCAAAGATGTTATTGCCCATAAATACGTATTGAGGATCCTATGTATTCAACCACTGCTTACTTATATCAACAAATCATTCGGGTACTTTTGATT